TTGGAGATACAAGAAGACTCGGGACGGCGTCACTGACCAACCAGAGTCTCGCGGCCGAGTTCACCTGATGGCCTGCTTTGACGGCCAGACCGAGGTTCTCACTGAGCGTGGGTGGATTGATTTTCCCGCTCTGCCTCGCGACGTTCGCGTGTTGACCGTGAACCTCGACACCGACTGCTACGAGTACCAGCTCCCGACCGATTACATCGAGCGTCGCGCCAACAAGATGGTGTCCATCGACGGCCGCCGCCTGAACGCACTCGTTACCGAAGATCACCGCATGGTCGTCTATGAGCGGGGCGACTTCATGCCGTCGATCAAGGAGGCCGCCAACTTGCATCCCGGAGACCGGATCAAGATGTCGGCGACATGGCCTGCGGTCGATGGGAATGGGTCGCTGGTCTTGCGAACGACGCGACGGGCGGATGCCACGACCGCCAACACAGGTGACGTGGCCGAGCTAATGGGGTGGTACGCAGCCGAGGGGTGCCGCGACCGAAAGGTTCAGATGCCCGGCCGCGGGTACAGGGTGTCGATCGCGCAAACCAAGCCAGCCGGCCGCGACCGAATCCGCGAACTGACCAGCCTGTTGCCTTGGAGGTTTCATGAGGACGAGTCGAGCTTCTACGCCTCATCGAAGCAGTTGTGGGCGATGGTTGCGGAGTGCGGCGACTTGGCGGAAAACAAGATGGTTCCGCAGTGGGTGAAGGATAGTTCATCCTACATCATCTCCCGATTCATCGACGGGGCTGTCGGCGGTGACGGCTGGTCGCAAGCTGGAACGCGATACTACAAGACATCATCGAAGCGACTTGCGGACGACATGCAGGAGTTGTTCCTGAAGATCGGCAGGACGGCGTCGATATCGAACATCCCGGCCAAGCCGTACAAGATCCGCAAGCATAGCGGGGTGAGCAAGCCATCGTTTCTCGTAATCGAAGGAACGACATCGGTCGCCGGGTTAAGGAACTCCGACAACGAGCCAATCTTCTCGACCGTTCCGTTTGCCGGCCTCGTGTACTGCGTCAGCGTCCCAAACGGGACGCTGGTCGTGCGCCGCAACGGCAAGCCGATGGTATCCGGAAACTGCACGGGCTATCTCGCGCACCACGATCCGAAGTACGTCGCCCCGAAGAAGGCATCCTCTCGGCCGAGCGGGGCGTACGCCATGTTCCTCGACAAGCTCGCCAGGAAGCGGCGGTCGTCGCCGCAGACGATCACCTTCGGACCATCAAGGTAGTTGCCCAAAGGGCTTTTACGGAGTAGTCTTTACGCCATGCCACGAACAGACCCCGCACTCGAAGAGGCTGGCCTCTCCGAGGAAGTCGTGGCCGCCAGTATCGCCCGAGTGTTCGGGTTGATGGTGGGCCAAGAAGAGCCAGGCGACGAAGTTGGCTGGCTCGGTGTTGTGTACAAGGCTGCGGAGATCATCGGCGGTGACGGTGAGGACGACGTTCCCATCTTCTTGCCGCGGCTCTCCGACACCCTTCGCACCGCCTATGGCCGCGCGATCGATCCGGACTACCAGCCGGTCCAAGCTGAGTCGCTCAGCGATTCGGTTCGGCTCGGCTGGCAGGCGGTGACGCGACACCTAGTTCAGGTGTTCGCAATGGACTCCAAGGAAGCGCGAAGGCTCGAACAGCACGAGGCATCAATCGTGGAGTTCGTGAAATCGCGATCCGCAACCCCGAAGTAACCCATGCCCCCACCGACCCCGAAGACTCCGGCCAAGCCGGAGGCCCCGCTGCCGCCGTGCCAGCCCGACCGGTATGTCGAGGTCGGCCAGATCGTCTTGTACTACCCGGACTTGGCCGCCGAGGCCAGGGCTGCTCCGGCGCTGGTCACGGCGATCGGGATGGACGCAATTGATCTGCTGGTGTTTCACCCCGGACTTTCCGGCGGCTGGCCGCAGCAGGGTGTTTACCACCGCCGCTACCAAGCCGAAAAGGCCGGCGGCGAGGGCGGGTACTGGATGCCGCGGATGCTCGACGTGGCGATGCTCCAGCTCGCGATCGCGCAGGGGTTGGCGCAGTGGGACGGTGATTCGGGAGTCTACAAGCCGAAGCCGCCAGCGCCGCCGGCCGCTCCGAAGTCGTGACAATCAGGAGGATGAGCTGTGCCATTCGAGCCGATGCAAGCGTACGTCTCGCACTGGCACAGCAAAATCGTGTCGGCGTTCGACGCCAAAGGAAAGCGGTTCCAGAAGGACGCCGACGACGGCATGAAGTTCTTCGCGGGGCCGTACGACTTCCTTTACGAGAAGGCCGCCAAGAAGGACGATCAGCGCGGGTTCCGCCAAGTCGACGACGATGACGACGGCGCAGTTCCGGCTCCGCGGTTCCAGATGACGTTGAACAAGACGGCGGAGCTCGTGCAGATCTTCGGCCCTGTCCTCTATCATCGCAACCCGAACCGCATGGTGACGCCGAGGGAGTTCCCTCTCCCCGGCGGCGACATGATGTCTGTGTTCGGTCAAGATCCGGCGACGATGATGATGCTCCAGCAGGCCACTGTTCAGGGGCAGCAACTGCGAGCCATCGATTCGATCCGCAGCAAGATCCTCGAATACTACCTGAACTACACGCCAAACGCTCTCGACCTGAAGACGGAGTCGCGGTGGGCCATCGTCGAGACGCTCGTCAAGGGCGGCGGATGCCTTTGGACCGAGAAGTATACCCCGCCGAGCGGCGGGCCGTCGATGATCGGCAGCTTCTACGACTCCGTCGCCAACCTGCTCATCGACCCCGACGCGAAGTCGCTCAACGAGGCGATGTGGATCGCCAGGAGGGTGTGCGAGCCGGTGTGGAGGGCGGAGCGGAAGTTCAACCTTCCTCCGGGAACGCTCAAGGGTGTGATGGAGTCGGCGGCCAACAAGGCGGCTGTCGACTCGCACCCCGAGGGTCCGTATCTCCGGGCGACCGGGCAGACGTGCGACCTGATCGTCTACTACGAGGTGTACTCGAAGTGCGGGCTTGGTGGGCGCCTGACCGGGATCGACCCGAGCTATCTCGCTGAGAGCGAGAGGTACGGCGATTTCTGCTACCTCGCAATCTGCAACGGCGTCTCGCACCCGCTCAACATCCCTCCGCAGTTGTTCGACCTTCCGTACGAGACGGCGTTCCAGGAGATCTACAGCCGCATTCAGTGGCCGATTCCGTATTGGGCTGACGGGACGTGGCCGCTGTCGTTCCTCGGGTTCCACTGGATTCCCGAAGACCCGTGGCCGATGTCGCACATGGCCCCGGCGATGGGCGAGCTGAAGTTCTTGAATTGGGCGTACTCGATGATCGCGGGCAAGATGCGGATCAGCCTGCGCGACTTCATCGTGTTTCTCGAAGAGGCCGGGCCTGATGTGGAGAACGCTGTTCTCCGCGGCTCGGACTACGAGCGGATCAAGATCAAGGGCTCGGGCGGCAAGAGCATCGGTGAGCTCGTTCAGTTCCTCCAGCATCCGCAGTTCAACTTCGACATCTGGAAGGTGATCGAGGCTGTCTCCGAGCAGTTTGAGAAGCGCGTCGGGCTCACCGAACTGTCGTACGGCGTCTCCCGCCGGCAGGACCGCTCGGCGACAGAGTCGGCCACCAAGCGCGACCAGATGAACATCCGGCCCGAGGACATGGCCAATCGCGTCGAAGACTGGATGGGCGAGGTCGCCAGGAAGGAGGCCATCGCGGCGAGGTTCCTGCTGACCGGCCGAGATGTTCAGCAGATCGTTGGCCCGACCGGCGCGATGATGTGGGATCAGTTCATCACACCGTCGAACCCGGCCGAGCTGCTCTACTCGCTGGAGTACCGGATCGAGGCCGGGTCGGTTCGCAAGCCGAATCGTGAAAAGCAGGCGCAGAACGCCAAGGATCTGTTCACGGCAATGGCTCCGTTCTACCAACAGGTCGCACTCTCGACCGGGGTGACGGCGCCGTGGAACGAGCTGGTGACGCTGTACTGCAACGCCAACGATATGAAGCCCGACCGGCTGCTTCTTCCGAACATCACGACGCCGCCTCCGATGCCAGCGGCCCCGCAAGGGGGCCAGCCTGCATGAGGATTCGCGAGCGACCGCACGATTACCTGATGCTGAAGGAGACGTACTTCGGGAACGAGTACAACGCCCCCGATCGGTTCGAGCAGGGGTCGGTTGTGATCGACATCGGCGCGCACATCGGCATGTTTGCGATCCGCGCGATTCATGCGTACGCCGCGGTCGTGGTCGCGGTTGAGCCCGACCGAGACAACCACGCTGTCCTCGAAGCGAACATGATCGAGGCCGCCAGCCTTACCGGGGCGACGATCCAAGCGGTCAGGTGCGCGATCAACGATGTCGGCGGGAGGGTGTTCCTTGAGAAGGGCATCCACGAGACCACAAACCGCATCGGAGAATCCGGAGAGCCGGTCGTCGCGATGCCGCTTGATGCGATTCTGTCCCTGTACGAGACGGTGCGATTCCTGAAGATCGACGTTGAAGGGTACGAGCAGAAGATTCTCGCCGCGAGCAAGATGCTCGGTCGCGTGCAGGAGATCGTCGTCGAGGTTCACCCGCCCGACTCCGACGTGGATACCGTTCGGGGGATTCTCTGCGACTCCGGGTTCGTCGTCGGGCCTGGTCGAGAAGTGGCTTGCGGCCGAGTGTACCTGACCGGCCGCCGCGCAGCAAAACCGAAGTTAGGAGACCAGACCACATGATCTGCTCGAACGCGAACTGCGGGCGCGAATACAAGTCATACTTCACCGACGAGCGAGGTTTGTGCAAGACGTGCGACATGCTCCAGTCGGGTCGGACGCCGTCGATCAAGACCGAGGCGACGTTTCAGGCGAAGGCTGGCGGAAAGCTCGGTGTCGCATCGCTGCACCCGGCCATGCGAGGCCACTACCTGAAAGCCGCCGCCGAGGCCGGTGTTTCGACCGAGGGCAAGGTGTACGATGGGAGGCTGGCTGCGTACCCCGGCGACCCGCAGGCGTGGATCTCGGGGCCGGACGACGCAAAGAGCCTAGTCGAGTCCCGCGGCTGGTCGATGGACGGGGACATGAAGGTCAAAGGTCGCGATGCTGTACCCGAGAAGGGGCCGCTCATCGCCGACGACCTCGTCGAGGATCTCGTCGAAGCCCGCCTCGAAGAGCAGTTGGGCGAGGGCTTCGTTGAAGCCAAGGGCGGCGTCGTCGAACGGGCTGTCGCCGATGTGATGACGCAGCATGGACCGCCTTCGCATCTGGTGAAAACATGATCGTAACCTTCGACGACATCCTCGATCACATCCTCGACTACGCCGGCAGCGACGCGGCGGGATCGGCGGTTGCCCGCCACCGTCGCGCGATCCAGAACGCCTATCAGGTCATCCCCACCCGCCACGAGTGGAGCTACTTGCGCGGGATCGCTCGGGTCGTCACGGTCGAGCCGTACGACACGGGAACAATCGCGTACGACTACACGGGTGGAGCCAACGAGCGGCAGGTGACTTTGACGGGAGGGACGTGGCCGACGTGGATCGAGAGCGGGTATCTCCTGATCTCGAACATCCCGTACAAGGTTGAGACGCGAGTCAGCGACACGATCGTCACTCTCAGCGAGGCGACGGCCCCGACCTCGGACATTGCCGCGGCGACAGAGTACCAGGCGCTGCAGGACCAGTTCAATCTCCCCGCCGACTTTGTCGCCGGGGACGAGGCCACCATCAACGAGGTCGGGACGCTGATGCAGTACGTCCACCCTCGCGAGTGGTCGAGCCAGAGGCGAGTCAACAGCGGGCCGGGGCAGCCCGTCTTCTACACCTACCTCGGGTCAACGAAGCCAAGGGGACGCACCTCGATCGCGATCTGGCCGCCGACCGACGCCGCCTACGTCATCGACATCCTGTACAAGCGGTCGATGCGGCCTCTGGTGTACTGCCAGATCAGCGACGGGCTTGTTGCCGCAACGGCCGATTCGACGACGATCACCGGGACCGGCACCGCGTTCAAGGCTGGCATGATCGGATCGATCATCCGGTTCGGTGTCGACGGCGGCGAGAACATCCCGACCGGCCCGACCGGGAACGAGCCTGCCGTCGTCGAGCGGACGATCACCGCCGTCGCGTCTGCGACATCGCTCACGGTCGACGAGGCCATGCCCGAGACGATCACCTCGGCGCACTACCTCATCTCCGATCCTCTCGACATCGACGTTCCGGTGATGTACGAATACTTCTGCCGCGAAGTCGAGAAGCAGTGGCGACTCGTGTCGAGGTCGAAGGCGACTCCCGAGGAGATCTCGGTGGAAAACGCCGCCTACAACCGAGCATGGCTTCAGGCTCGCGAGGCCGACAATCGCGACCGCAGCAGGGCGGCCGCTTGGCGAGGCGGCGCTGTCCGTCGCGACTTCAGCCACATGCCGATCGTGTGGGAGGCCTGATGGCTGCTCCGCTCGACAGATCCATTGTTCAGATCTCCGATTGGCCTGGACTCCAGACCAACACCGGGCCGATGGCCAGCGCCGACCCCGGCTCGACTGTCGAGCAGGTTAATCTCCGCGCAATCGTAACCGGCGAACTCGCGGCACGAAGCGGCATCCGTCGCGTTCTGTTCGATGAGGAAGACTGATGTACCAAGGATTCATCGACGAGAACGACGGCGGCACGCTGGTGTTCCAGCTCCGCACGGCCGCTGGCGCCCCGGTCGAGCCGGACTCGACTCCGAAGTTCAAGATCGTCGGCCCATCCGGGCTCATCTCGGGCGCGTCGGCGAGCGGAAGTGCTTCGTCGCTGGAAAGCGGCAGCATCACCGGCGCGTCGAACGCCTCGCCCATCGTTGTGACATCCGCCGGCCACACGGTTGTCGTCGGGCAGTCCGTGAAGATCGCCAGCGTCGGCGGCAACACGGCGGCGAACGGCACGTTCACCGTGTCGGCGGTCACGTCCAGCACGTTCACGCTCTCGGGATCGACGGGCAACGGGGCGTACACGAGCGGCGGGACGTGGCGGACAACTGGCCTGTACAAGGTGACGATCTCGTCCACCCAAGGCCTGACTCCGGGCCAGACGTACACTTGCATCCTGACGTGGCTTGAGAGCGGCGTCCAGCGCACGATGCAATGCACGTTCACGGTGCGATGAATGGGCCAGATCTCTCACATCGGATACACCTCGCTTCCGGCCGCCAACAGCTTTGGTGGAGGCGGCAACGACGCCACTGTCGACTGCTTGGCATATTCGACAAGGATGTTCGGGCTGCTGATCGTCGGCCAGTACCTAGACGAGGTGGGTAACGTCCTGACCTCGGACCCAGGGAGGGTCGAGGTCGTTGTTCAGGAGTCCGATGTCGGCGGCTTCGACGATGACGATTGGACGACAGTCGCCACCTTCCCGATCATCTCGGTATCTTCTGCGGGAAGGACGTTCCAAGTGTCGTTCACTCGCTCGCAAAGGTACGTCAGGACGAAAAGGAATCTGGTGGATGCGTCGAACGCCATTTACGGGTGCTCGGTCCAGGTTGGAGACATCGCATGATCTTCAACCTCATCAACCCATCTGACCGCCCGCTCGCCAACGACCCTCCTCCGTACGATGGGCACTACGTCGAGGTCGGCGATCCGGTCGACGCCACCACGATCTCGTCGACTCCATTCGCGACATTCTCTGCTTTGTTCGCGATCGCGGGCTGCACATGCCTGATCGAGGAGTCGGACGACCTGTCGACGTGGACGACGATGGCCGGAATATCGTTTGCGCCATCTGGATTGTTCGAGGAGTCGACGCAGTTCTCCTACGGCACGCGCACGAAGCGGTGGGTGCGGGCCACTGTCGAGTACGATGTTCTTGACTCCGCTGATCGATGGGGCATCTCTGTCGTCTTCGGCGATCTTGATCCCGAGGCGTTCGCGTCCGACGATGGATCGACTTACCTCGGCCGGTTCCAGCAGGGGCAAGAAATCCCTCTGGT